ACAGGTATCGCATCGGGTTCTCGTCGAGCTTCCCCCACCGGTGCCGGCGGGCGGTCTCTTCGTAGAGGATGTTGTCGGCGGGGCGGGTGCGGACGACGAGGGGGTCGTCGAGGCGGTCCAGCGTCACAGTGAGGAGCATTGCGGGTCACGTTCCCTTGATTTTGGAGAGGCTACGGTCGACGGCGCGGCCGTAGATGTCGACGACGGCGGCCTCGCGGGCGAGGATCGCGTCGGTGAGAAACGGGCGGGCCGGCACGTTGCGGCGGGGCGAGCCGAAGTGAACGGGCCGGGCGTAGGTCAGGGTCGAGGACAGGGCGACCTCGACGCGGGTGACGTCGGCGCGAACCGAACCGGCGAGGGCGCCGGTCAGGCGGGGGGCGCCGCCGCGAGCTCGTGGGACGATCCGGGCGGCGGCGTCCCGGCCGGCGCCGGCGAGGTCGTCGAGGTCGCGGGCGGCGGCGGCCAGGGTGGCGGCCAGCCTTTCGCGGCCGACGACCTCGACGACTGGCACCGGACTACTCCGGCGAGCCGGCGCGGGCGGCGGCCGGCGCGGGGTAGGTCCACTCCGGCTCGCCCACGATGGAGTAGGAGAAGTCGCTCGTCAGGTCGGCGCCGTACTCGTCGGCGCCGAAGTCGAGGGGGTCGATGACGAGGATGCCGGTCGCGGTCGTGCCCAGCTCGGTCGAGGGGGTGAAGGTGAACGTCTGTTCGGTGCCCTTCGCGGTGTGGGACAGGGCGAAGAGGCCGGAGTCGGTGCCGGCGTCGACGTCGACGTTTCCCTCGAAAGTGAAGGAGTAGGAGACCGATCCTCGCTTGACGGTTCCGCAGAGCTTGGTGGTGTTGTCGCCCTGATCCTTCTCGCTCGTGATCTTCGCGCTGTTCACGAGGCAGGAAACGTCGACCTCGCTCCCAACGGTGCCGATGGTGAGGAGTCCGGGTCCGAGGGTGCCGGTGTCGCTCATGGTGTTGCTCCGATCTGTGTAGTGGTGTTGAACGTGAGTCGGTAGGCGGGGACGGGGTCGCCGCCACCCGGTAGGGCGAGGTCGTATGGCTCGGCGCGGAGTACGGCGAGGCCGGTGCCGTCGAGCCGGTCGACGAGGCCGGAGAGGGCGGCCAGGGTGGCGCCGGCGCCGGCGTTGCCGGCGGCCAGGTAGCCGAACCATTCGAGGTCGGCGCACCCTTTGCCGTAGCGAAACGAGACAGTCGGGGCGCCTAGGAGGAGGCCGGGCGGGTTGAAGTCTCGCGGGTCGTCGGTGGCGGGGATGCCGGCGGCGGCGAATGTGGCGAGGACGTCGCCGGCGGCGGAGGAGACAGACACGAGTGTCACCCGATCCGGGGCGGGGCGAAGCGCCCGAACTGTAGGAGCCGGGCCACGTCCGGGTCCTCGCGGGTGACGTAGACGGCGCCGGCGTCGGTGACCTGATCGACCCCGGCGGGACTGTTGCGCCGGCGATACCAACGGGCGGCGAGCATCGTCGCGGCGAGGTATACCGGCTCGGGCCAGGGGTCGGGGTCGAGGCCGGCGACGGGGAGGGCGTCGACGTAGGCGGTTGTCGCCGCGGCGACGTCGACGACGAGGTCGACGTCGCGGCCGTCGTCGAGCCGGAGCCAGGCGCGGACGTCGTCGGCGGCCAGGGTCCGGGCGGCGCCCGCGGCTCGCCGCACCGGCCCCGGCGCGGGTGCGCCGGGGTCGGTGACGGGCGAGGGCGTGCTCACTTGCGGGTGCTCCGGGCGGCGACCGGGTCGGGGGCGATACCGACGGACGCGACGAGGACGCCGGCCGGGTAGTAGACTTCCCCGTCCTCGTACATCCCCCAGACGGCGACGTCGCGGCCCAGCTTGCGGACGTCTTCCGCGGATGCGACGAGGGCGCCGGACTCGGAGAATGAGGCGGCGTGCTCGTTGGTGATGACGGTCGAGCCGGCGGCCAGGAACGGCCAACGCTCGACGGCCAGCCCGTTGACGTCGATCCGCAGCGTCGAGGCGGAGGAGACACCGGCGACGTTCTGGGTCCCGTACTTGGGATTGCGGAGCTCGGGCAGGCCGCCCAGGGCGATCCACACGTCGGGGGCGACACCGACGACACTCGCGGGGGCGCCGGTCGCGTCGTCGACGGCGGCCGAACCCTCGAAGAGCATCGCGGCGAACGTGTCGGCATCGGTGGCGGGGGTCGTCGGCACGAACGCGGTGCCCTTCGCGGCGAGCTCGGCTTCGAACACGGCTTCGGTGTACCGTGCCCAGGCGGCGCGGCACACGTTGAGGTACTGCGTCAGGTAGGCGGGGGTCGAGCGCATGAGCAACTGGTAGGAGATGTCCGAGACGGTGCCGGCGGTCCTGATCGGGGCGTCCCCCTTCAAGAACTTGATCTTGACCCCGGAGAGGTCGCTCTTCTCGGCCACTTGCTGCGCGATGATCGCGTCGAGGTCGAGGTCCGGGTCGAGGTAGGGCCACGAGCTCGACATGCCGGAGGCGGGCAGGGGGATGGAGCCCATGGCGCGGACGGCGGGCCGGCGGGCGTCGAGGTTGGCGGCGATGGTCGAGCGCCAGGCGGGCGGCATGAGGCCGGGGTTGTCGCCGGTGATCTGATCCGGGACGGCGAATGCGGCCTGAAGCTCGCGTACTCCCTGCTCGTCGCCGGCGGTCTGGCGCGAGACGAACTCTGCGAGGTAGTCGGCTTCGCTCCCGAACTCCGCCAGGGGGTGGGAGGCGGCGGCGGGCGGCGCCAGGAGTTCGGAGACAGCGGCGGCGAGCTCGGCCACGGTGGGGAGCTCGACGACGTCGGGCGGGGCGGTGGTGGTCATGGGGGCGACCCTCTCTGATTCGGCCGCGGATGCGGCGATGGTGAGCCCGGCGGCGCCGGAGAATGCGGGGCGCCGGACGAGTCCCAGGTGGCGGGCGGTGTATCCGCCGGCCGGGACATCGTTGGTGCCGTCGTCGGCGGTGGTGAACGTGTGGACCCGCGCCGACAGTGAGAATCCGGTGAGGACTCCTTCGCGGGCCTCTTCCAGAGCGTCGGCGCCGGCGGTGGTGGCGAACGTGCGGGCGCGGCCGGTCATGCCGGCCTCGTCGACGTCCCACGCGGCGAGGCGGCCGATCACGGCGCCGTCGTCGTGACCCTTGACGACGTCGACGAGCTCGTCGACGTTGTCGGGGGGTCCAGCGAAGCGCCAATGCCTGCCACTGGCGGAGTCGGGATGCTCGGAGCGGTGACCGAACGGGAGGGCGAGCCCGACGAGGGTACGGGGCGGGGCGTCGACGTCGGTGTCGTCGTGGGCGGCCAGAGACACGGCGACCGGAGCGGCAAACGTGACCTCGACGAGCGTGTCGGTCATGGTGCGGGCCTTTCGTCGGTGACCGGGCCGGCGCCGGCGGGTAGCGCCGGCGCCGGCGCGGAGTTGGTGGCGGCCAATGGCTCCGCGGCGCGGACCTCGTCGAGCGTGAGGGCGCCGGATCGCATCGCGGCCTCCCAGGTCGTCATACGGGTTTGGGGGTCGTCGCGGGTGTAGGCGTCGACGTCGAACCGGACCCGGACCCCATAGGGGACGGCGACACCGGCCGGGCGCGATGTACGGTCGTCGAGGGAGAGTGTCTGCTCGACGACGGTAAGCCACGGTCGCAAAGCTTCCAGGGTGTCGCGGCGGCGGTCCACGACGTTCGCGTAGGTCATGGACCCGGAGCCGGTGGCGTCGAGGGCGTCGGCGGGCAGGCCGAACAGGCGGGCGACCTCTAGGGCGGCGTGCTCGCGGGCCTCGACAAGCTGGAGCTCGTTCGCGTTCCAGCCGTGCGTCTCGTATTCGACGACGTCGTTTAGGTAGCCCACGGATCGGGTCTGGCGGGCGGCCTCCCACTCGTCGAGGAGGGCGGCAATCTCGGGCGCGTCGAGGTCGGCGCCGTGATTGACGAGGATCGCGTGAGGGTGGGGCGCGGTCGCGTAGTTCGCGGCGGCGGCTTGGAGGGAGACGTACAGGTCGAGGAGGTCGAAACCGAACCGTGCCAGGCCGCCCAGGCCGGCGCCGTCGAAGATGAGGAGCCGGCGGGTGTCGGTGACCGGGGCGCCGTCGAGGGTCGCGCCGACGATCCGGTCGTCGTCGAGCGGGTCGCGGATGAGGTCGAGCCGGGACGGGTTCACCCGGCGGAACTTGTTCGGCAGGCCGCCCACGATGAACCGGTCGAGTACTTCCCACACGGCGACGTCGTGCCACACGAGGTCATCGAGGGTGTGGGCGAGAGTCGTTTGGAGAGTGGCGCGGGGGTCGGGTTGCCGGAGCCATGAGGTACGCGGGTCGGCGGCGTCCAGGCGTCCCTCGTCATTCCAGGCGGCCAGGGCGAACGTCGAGGACGTGCCCACGATGACGTGTAGTGCCTTTCGGACAGCCGGAATGGAGCGGGCGATCTGGCGGTGAACGGCGCGGGGGTCGTTGAGTAGGACACGCGAGGCGGCGCCGGCCGTCGAGGTCGGCGCGGCCACGGCGACGGGTGCCGTCACGGCGGCGGCGAGGTCGATCGTGTCGCCCAGGAGGCGACCCCACAGACTCACAGGTCGACCCGGCGGGCGTCGGCGGCGCGGGCTCGGTATCGAGCCATGCGGGCGGCGGCGGCGACGAGGCGCGGGTGGGCGGTGTCGCGGTGGGCGGCGAGGTCGCTCCGGGCGCCGGCGCGGCCCGCACTCGTGGAAGGACGAGCCGGGCCGCGCCACCCGCACGACTCGCACCGGGCGGCGACAAGCTCCGGGGTCGAGTCCTCGACTGTGCCGACGTATCCGGTAGGGCGAGCCATGCCGCACACCTTGACACGCCGAAGATTCTTTCGTCAAGAGGCGCGGGCGCCGAAGATTCTTTCGCTGTCAGCTGGCCGTAGGGGTCGAGGTCCTCGACGAATGCCGAAGATTCTTTCGCTGTCAGGGGCGGCGGCCGGTCGAGGCGACCGGGGCGCGGCGGGGAGCCGGGAGCCGGTCGAATGCTTTAGCGGCGGTCGAGGCGGCGACAAGCTCGCATATCGAGCCGGCGGAGCCCTTTCGTGACCATGTGAACGCGCCGTCACCAACGGGGCGTTTGGTGGCGACCTCGACGGCGGCGTCGAGGTCGGGGTCGTCGAAGTGGTGACCGGTGCCGTCACGAATGCCACGCTCAAACGCGCCGGCGGCGGCGGCGGCGTCGGGCGCGGCCAGGCGGTCGTGTGCGACGTCGGGCGCGATCACGGCGAGCTCGTCGAGTACTTCTAGGGCGGCGATCGAAGACCGGTCGACGGTGACCGGGGCGGATCGGGCGCGGGCGGTGCGGGCCAGGAGGCCGGGGAGCTCGCGGGTGACCGGGCCGGAGTAGACGAGCTCGACGTACCAGTCGCCGGCCTCGACGCGCCACGAGGCGGCGATCGCGGCGCGGGTGCCGTCCGGGGTGACGTCGAGGGCGATCCCGGCTCGATCGGGCACCGGGAGCCGGGCGGCGCCGGCGGAGGCCCAGACGTGGGCGGGGATCGCGGCCTCTCGGGTGCGGGTCGGGCGGTTGCCGTAGGCGCGGGTCCACCCGGCGATGTCGGCGCCGAAGTCGTCGCGGGCGGCGCGGAGTGAGTCGAGGTCGATCGTGTGACCGTAGGCGGGGTGGCGGGCGGCGACGAGCTCCAAATCTTCCGGGTCGTCGTCGTCGCGTAGCCCGTAGTCGACGAGGGCCACGCGGGCGCGGGGGTCGCCCAGGGCGGCGCGGCCCAGGTCGACGTACCCGTCGAAGAATGCCGACGCGGCATCGCCCATCGTCGAGACGACCCACAGTTGCGAGCCGGGGCGGGTCGCCATTGTGGGTCGGATAGCCTGCCGAACGTCGGCGCCTTGCTCGGCGCCTAGTGCCCAGGCCTCGTCGATCACGGCCATATCGGTCTGCCGGCCGTGGAGCGCATCGCGCATCGGCGGGAACACCTTGAAGGTGGCGCCGTGCCGCCAGGTCACCCCTTCTTGTCCTGCTCTCTTGGAGAGCGTGTAGCGGCAGGAGGACGTGCCGGGGCGACCGAATACCGCGGCTCGCTGCAAGCTGGGAAAGTGCTCGTCGCGCATCCACGCTGACGCATCC